CAACGACGAAATTGCCCAGATCGAGCGGACCATCACGCTGCTGCGTGACTCCGAGCGCAACTTGGCAACGACGGCGGTGGACACGACCGGACGCGCGATCGTTCCGGCTTCCAAAGGTAAACCGGCTGCAGCTGCGGCGGCATCCCCGCGTCCATTCGGTATGCCAAAGAAACAACTTACAACGACTGACCTACTGGTACGGTCTGGTGTTGTGCAGTTGTTTTCTCACCTTCATCATAAGGATACCAGCGACGTTCGCAAAGCCATTTACGGCGATGATGAACAAACTCGTGCGGTGGTGGAGTGGGCAACACGCGCGGCAACTGCTCCGGCTATGACGACAGTCGTTGGCTGGGCAGCAGAGCTCGTTCAGCAAATAGTCACTGACTTTATGGAGACGTTGCTACCCAAGTCAGTATTCCCGAGGCTCTCGGCTGCTGGTCTTGGACTGACGTTCGGTCGTAACGGGAAGATCATCATCCCGACGCGATCACGTACGCCGTCGATTGCTGGATCGTTTGTCGGTGAAGGTCAACCGATACCGGTTCGTCAAGGGCAGTTCACTAGCCAAACCTTGACGCCAAAGAAAATGGCGGTCATCACGACGTGGACACGAGAAATTGATGAACACTCCGTGCCAGCGATTGAAGGTCTGCTGCGTGCAGCCATCGGCGAAGACACGGCAATTTCTCTGGACGCGATTTTGTTGGATACTGGTGCGGCAACGCTTGTTCGTCCTGCCGGTATTCTTAACGGCGTTGCGGGTCTGACCCCGACGGCGGGTGGTGGCTTCACGGCAGTGGTTGGTGATATCAAACAACTCACTGGTGCGTTGATCACCGGCACGCTCGGTAACGTTCGTAATCCTGTGTGGCTGATGAACCCACAGCAAGTGAACAGCCTTGGTCTCGTTGCGATGCCCGGCTTTGGAGCCTTCCCGTTCCGAGCTGAAGTTGCGGCGGGCAACCTCGGTGGTTGGCCGATCATTGATGCGGGTACCGTGCCACTTGGTACCGTCATCGCGATGGACGCGGCGGATTATGTTTCCGTCACGGGCGATGGACCGCGCTTCGAAATCAGTGATCAAGCTACGCTGCATCTTGAAGACACTTCGCCATCGGACATTACAACGGCTGGTACGCCACCGGTTGCGGCCTTCCCGGTCAAGTCAATGTTCCAAACTGACTCGCTGGCGCTGCGGCTTATCCTGCCGATCAACTGGACGATCCGTCGTCCGGGTACGGTTGCGTGGGTATCCGGTGTGACGTGGTGAATTGAAAAATGCCAGCGCGTTCACATGGAATGTCTAAGACGCCGACTTATGAAAGTTGGTGTGGTATGCGTAAACGCTGCGAAAATGTTAACTGTAAATCTTATAAGGACTACGGTGGTCGTGGCATTAAAGTGTGTGCGCGTTGGCGTAAGTTTGAAAACTTCCTCGCTGACATGGGTGTGCGTCCGAGCTTAAAGCACGAACTTACACGTATTGACAACGATGGTAATTATACTTCTGAGAATGTCGAATGGAGTGCTGATGCTAGCTTACAAAATCTCAATCGTCGTGCGATGGGAAAGAGTAAATTTCGCGGCGTTGATTTTTGGGGTGGCAAAGGTTGGAGAGCCCGTATTCACATCGTAGGTAAAGGTGTACGGTATCTGGGTTTATTCGACACCGAAGAAGAGGCAGCTAGATCTTATGATGAAGTTGCGCGTTCACATCGGGGAATGTTAAATTTCCCAGAGCCAACATAAGGAGCAGTCAGATGACTGACCATGAAGCGAAGGCCGACGCGGCTGCGGCCAAACGTACCGAAGACGAAAAGAAGCGCGCGGAGGAAGCCAAGAAGAAGCTTGGCGAAGAACGCAAGGCGCGCGAAGAGGCTAGTAAGGTCAGCGCCAAGGAAGGCGTACAGGCTTCCACGCCAACCCCGACGCAGGAAGAAAATGATCTTGCGGTGATGGGATGCAACGTCATGGAAAAGGAAGACGATGGTAGCGGACCTGAGCCGGTACCGGGTCAGACTAAACAAGCGGAAGCAAAACCGGCACAGCGCGGCACTTACGAAACTCGTGCGGTTAATAAGTAGCATTTGGACAACTGGTTCACCGGGTGTTCCCCACCAGCGCCAGTTGAACAAGGACGTGATCGAGTGGGGTCTTTGGCTTGAAACCACCCCATTACTAACCCTGTCAGGTACTTCACTCGGTCACGTTTCATTTAGGATAATGTCATGGCGCTTAGAGAAATTGTTGCGCGCATCGGCCACACGCTTGTGAAAGCGGCAGAGGGAAACTACCGTCCTGGACCGTGGATCTTGCCGGTTAGCGGCGGGTGGCTACCGGCGGACAGTTCTGACAATTGGTGGCAGAATGGTGGCAGCATCCAAAGATTTTCTCCGTCTGCGATGGTGGACGCGTGTATTAATTCTTACAGCCAGACTACCGCGATGTGTCCAGGCGATCACTGGCTTTCCGATGACAAAGGTGGCCGCGATCGCGTTATGACTTCAGACTTAGCGCGGTTTCTTCGTTACCCAAATGACTACCAAACTATTTCTGATTTCATGCTGAACGCCGTTCGTTCGCTCTACGCGGATGGTAACACGTACGCGCTGGCGCTGCGCAATTCCCGTTACGAAATTGACTCGCTGCATTTGATGGAACCTAGCCAGTGCATGCCGTACGTTGCGGATGACGGCGAAGTCTTTTACGGACTTGGTGGTAATCCTGTTATCGATCGCATGCTGCCAGAAATGGAGTTAGTACCCGCACGCGATGTTCTGCATATCCGGATGAACCAGGAGCCGTACATGTTGCGCGGAATGTCTCCGCTGCTGGCAATTCTGCGCGACATGGCTCTAACCGATGCGATCGCAAACCAGCAAATTAAATTCTATATGAACCAGGCTCGACCGAGCCATGTGCTGTCCACCGATCTGCGGCTGGATAAAGATCAGACGGATATGCTCCGGCAGAAATGGGACGAGCAATCTAAAGGTGTCGGGGTTGGCGGCACGCCGATTTTGTCGGCCGGATTGAAACCGTTTCAACTTTCTACCAATTCCGTTGATTCGCAATTAGCAGACGTTATGAAAATTTCCGATGCGAGGATCGCGCTGGCGTATCGTATTCCGTTACAAATGTTTGGCATCGGTGGCGGACCGATCGGATCGACCGAAGCCTTAATGCAGATGTGGATCTCAACGGGTCTAGGCTTTTGTCTAAATCATATTGAGGAAGCGATGGGACGTTTCTTTTCTCTCGACGGCGTTCCAGATGAGTACCTTGAATTCGATACGTCTGCGCTCTTACGATCGGCGTTTAAGGATCGTGTTGAGGGTTACGTGCGCTCGGTTCAAGGCGGCATTCATTCTCCTAACGAGGCGCGTGCTGCGTTCGATATGGAACAAGTCAAGTTTGGTGACGAACCGCGCGTACAGCAGCAGGTCGTTCCATTGAGCGCGGCGGGTAAGATCCCAGCATCCCCAGCACCGGGTGCGCCACCGCCAGCACCGGCAGCGGATTTAAAACCTCCGCAGCCAAGTGAACCCAAAGGCATAACCGATGCTGACAGATCCAAACTCACTTCCCTCTTCAGATCCTCGCATGACCGCCACCTCTCCATTTGAATTGTTGGCAGCAGAATTAGGTGCGGTTGCAGGACGTGTCGAGCGCGAAGCAGCGTTCAGGATTGCCGCACTCGCTGCGGATATCGAACGACGTTTTGCAGAAAAAGAATTGCAGCTGGAGCGGCTACAGAAATTATTAGAGGGTGCCGTTGCCGGTAGAATTACGCAATGGGACCAAATCATAAATGATAAGGTCGCATCGTTGCGTAATGGTGAAGACGGCGTTGATGGTACTAACGGCGAAGATGGTTTGGATGGCAAAGATGGATTACAAGGACTGGTTGGTCCTGCCGGTGAGCAAGGGTTGCAAGGGTTGCCGGGAGAGAAGGGAGAGCGTGGTGCAGATGGTGCACCGGGTAAGGACGGCGTTAATGGCGAGAAAGGCGAACGTGGTGAACAAGGCGCGCAAGGTCAACCGGGCAAGCTACCCAAAGTAAAACAATGGGTCGAAGGTTCGGTTCAATACGAAGGTGAAGTAGTTGCGCATGGCGGTGGACTTTATCAGGCGTTGAAGGACACTGGCAAAATCCCGGGAACGAATGATTGGATCTGCTTGGCGGCACCGGGCGTGAACGGTAAAGATGGTCGTCATGGTGAAGACGGTATCTCTATGAACATTCGGGAGACGTTTGATCCTACCGAAGAATATTCTGAATTGGACGTTGTGACGCTCGATAGTAAATGGTTTGTCGCTAAGCACGATAAACCTGGTCCATGTCCTGGACCCGGTTGGAAATCTGGTCCTGGAATTGGCAAGACTGGTAAGCCGGGACCACAAGGCGAACGTGGATTAAAAGGCGATCGCGGGGACACGATCGAAATTGTTACGTGGGAGATTAATCGCGAGACGTATGAGGTT